GAGTATATTTACGACGGAGACGAACCAATCACGGAGGTGTACAATGGAACCGCGGATTTTAATCGCTACGGGAATGTTTTCAGCAACGCTATTCGTGTTGCTAATAACTATTCTCCGTTGCGAGTCCTCCCCCCTTCTTTCAAACGAGAGAAGGGAGTGGGGCATTTTAATCCTGAAGGTACTCTGTATGCTGGCGTTGATGGTCTCGATCAGCGACTCACCTCAATTCTCGGAAACAGTGACGAAATTAATAATGTCGCTATTCCTAGAACTGATCAGTGGGGCGCCTACTCGAACTATCCAACCGAATTGATCAGGTATGCGACCTATTTGTCGCCTTTCCTGGTTAACAAGGTGCCAACCATCCAGGTCCCTCGTCGTCAGAGCTCTGTGGTTTTCAGCTTTCTTGCTGACCACATCTCTGATTTCGATGGGCAATATCCATCGGATGGTTCCGGTCTTTCTGGTTGGTATTCTTCCTTAACGTACAGCAACCCGACCTTTGATTTATGGTCGTTCAGCTATACGGTGAGGGAGGTCACTTCCCCTGGCTTAGATCCGAGTATTTCTCCTTTGTATATGGCACAGGATTGGGAATTTAGAATTTCCTATACCCTTACGCCTGTCTACACTGGATTATACCCGTTCGAACTGGGAGATTACGATCCTGAGGAAACCATTTCGCTTACCATAGTTATGGAACGCGACGTGTTATCCTGTAAGGTTCGTGGCAACTATTATGGACATGATGACTGGCAAAACATTGATTTTGGGACTAATCCCATTAGCTTTGTCGAGTCGTCGTCAATACCAGTAGTTGTCGTGACGCCAAGTGTGGACGGTATCCTCGATACGAACTATGATGTTCCGTATTCTTGGGTTAAGTTCATCGATTCCTACTACCCTGGTTCTCATTTGAGCCAGCCTAGTGGCTTTATCGATGCCGTTCTCTCTCGGCTACCACATATTAGACCTTCAGCCTCAATTAGTGCTGGAGAAGCACTCGACTCTTTCCTCCAGGTCATAAAAGCGAATCACCTTGAAACGCTTAGTGACCTCAGGGATATTGGGTCTTTACTTCCCCGCCTTGGGCTCGTGACGACGTTTTGTCGCGATCTCAAGTCCGGTAACTATTTCGGAGCTGTTGAGGATCTACTGAATTTCTTAACGAGTACCAAGCTCTTAATCGAGTTTGGTCTTGACCCTGCGGCCTCTTCTATATCTGAAGTCGTTGAGAAAGCTGATGCTGTTAAGCGCAGGCTTAGTGGATCCGATATACTCGCTCATAAGGAACTACACTCGAAATTTGAGTACAAATTCCCTGACGGCGAGTTCGGATATAAGAGTTCTCGTCTCACGACAAGAACGAAGTTGGTGGCCAGTTTTGATTCATCATCGATTCTGGCTAGTATGATGGGGGGCTATGCCATGGGTATATTCCCTTCTCTTTCTGCTCTATGGGACCTAGTCCCTTTTTCCTTCGTCATCGATTGGGCATCCAACATGGATGACCGTATCGAGGAGCTCGACCACCAGTTTTTATTCCTGTGTTGTCGTGTTCACTATTGTGTACACTCTTACAAGGTTTACACTGAGATCGACGAAGACCGCCTCGAGGAATATAATCTAATTCCTCGCGATCGTAATGATCCTCCTTACTTCGTGTATTATAAGAGAGAAATCTCTCGTTATGCACCAAGTCTTAAGGAATCGAAGTACGACTTCTTGCAGCCCTCTGGCCCATTAGATTGGGGTACGGTTGCATCGCTCTTCTATCAATTAGTTAGAAGATAATGTCCTGTCGCAGTTATGCGACATTAACCCTGTCTCTCGAAAGGAGAGCAAAATGTCAATCACTATCGTTTTCGAAAAACTCGGCACTGATGCTGTTGCTGATGTTGATCTTGTTCGGCTTAATGCCGGATATATCAGCTTCGTTAGCAGCACAATGAGCCAGGACGGCCGTCGTAATGAGGCCGTCTATCGCTACGCAACGGGTGATCCAAAATACCCGTTGACGATTTACATCACACAGCGTTTCGATCCCGCCGGTTTCGGTGGGAAAGGTTCTCTGGTGACAACGTGGCGACTTGCTGGTATTCAATCCAGCACTGACTCCGTTACAGGTGAAGTTATTACTTCACCGTATGAGGGTGGCATCTGGTTCACCGTTCAAGGGAAGTACATCCTTGACGCTGTCGAGATTCGCCAGCTTCTCAATAACGTCTTTACTTTGACGTTTGGCAATGTAACGGCCGGTGTTATCGATAACACTATGGTCGAAGCTCTCGCAAACGGTTTGGTTACGTTATTTACGTAACATGACCTATGCGGAAGCACGTATCAAGTGCTCCGATGCGACCTTTTCAGTGGTCGTTAAACCTACTGATCTGATCGAAAAGGGTGTGACTAACTTAGAGAATAGCGGTACAGTATCGCGACTCTTCACATGTTGGTTATACCTCCTCAAAGACAGTCCTCTTGCTCATGGTAAGCCCGTACGTGCTTTTCGGCAGTTTTATAATCTTCTGCTGTCTAAGCGCGTGCAGGATACCGTTAATGAGTTTTGCGATCTATTCGATATTTTGAGCAAATCTGCTCATAACTCGTCTAATGGGTTCATAACTGAATTCCATAGTGTTTTTCTACGTACTCCAATAGCAAAGGAATACATAGAATGGCACAGGTCGCACGATCCGAAGCTTTTCCAGTTTATGTCTAGCTTTCTCCTTTTTGGAAAGAAGTTAGACTATAAGGACGATAGCTTCAATACCACTGCCTTTCGCGAGTGGTGTGAGATCGAAGAGAATCTTCAGAAGTTCGTTCTCCCGTCGGATGTAAACATCCTTAAAGAGATCGTTTCTTTCCTGCTTCCGCCCACTGTTCTAGGCCCCGTTTTGCCAAAGTTTGGCCCGGGGTTTACATCAGAAGGTGGATATAGGGATCACATCAGCAAGATCAAAAACTTGCGGTATGATTTGAAGATTGATTGGGCCTTCTTCCGTGATCACGTTTATACGGGAGAATCCAACGGCTTGAGGTCTTCTCAGCTCATTCCATCAATGGACTGGGGTAGACCAGAGGTTGGCACTTCAACACAGCATGCTCGACTCAAGTTTGTACCAAAAAACTTAAAGAAGAGCAGATCCATTTGTATGGAACCCAACGTGCGGATGTATTTCCAGCAAGCCTTCAGGCTTGATCTAGAACGCATCATGCATACGGGCCCTATGCGCTATACTACTACTCTTAAATCGCAGAGTAGAAACCAGATACTGGCCGAAATCGGCTCTGTTACTGGCAGTATAGACACTATTGATCTTTCTGCTGCGTCTGATTCAGTACATGCTGATCTAGTTCGAGCAATCTTTCCGAGGCAGGTTTTGTATTATCTGCTTGCTACCAGAACCTCTAGAGTTGTTACTCCAGATGGTAATTTGGTTAGCTTGGAAAAGTTTGCTCCGATGGGATCGGCTCTCTGCTTCCCAGTACAGTGCGTGGTTTATACCGCACTGTGCTATTTAGCAGCTCTGTACTATGCCATAGGTCCAGAGCGATTACCATGTCTGACTACGAATGAGTTGACCTCTTTACTAAAAGAGATCTCTCGCGACTTCTCGTCGCGACCAACTCTACATAGCACAGGCCTGATGCCGCTCTCTGTTTACGGAGACGACATTTGCGTTGATAACAAATTAACGCACATTGTCACCTCATTGCTGACCAAGTATGGCTTCACCGTAAATTCTTCAAAGAGTTTCGTTAGTAACGAAGCTTTTAGAGAGTCTTGCGGTAAGCACTATCTGGATGGCGTAGACGTGACTCCCCTTTTCTTTAAGCTCCCAAAAGAGCTTTCAGGGGGTCGCGCTTATGCCGCTTCGATATCTCAAGCTAACTATGCAGGTGACCTCGGACTTATTAATGTTCGAAGTTACTTGATTAGGTTCGCTAGAGAGATACCCGGCTATGATGGGGTTGTGTTCACCAACTATCGCGACGATTCGTCGAAGATTTTTAGTAAACGTGACGCCATCAATACTCACCTCAAGAAGCGTAGCTTCGAGTCCGGTCTAAAACAGATTGGACTCGGTGCCAGCCCTACCAAGGACTGGACACATTACTACCTTCAGAGGGATGAAGTTCGGGGTCTTTTTGTCGAGGTAAGTGCAGTTTCACGACCTGCTGATAGTGATAAGCAGTTAGTGGAGCAGTACTTGTATATTCAGTGGATGAGGCTAGCATCTCGTGACCAAGATGACTCCCTCCTAACAGAGGAGATGTTGCGAGGTGTTCCGTCAGATATCCGGTATAAGTGGAGATGGACGCCACTTATTTGATACCGAACGGGTAGGGGCTTTGGAGTCTT